GACCTCGAGTGCTGCCCTGGCCGCCAGCCGCGATGTCTGCCGAGATCTTGTTCAGTCGGTTCTGAACCTCACCGTAGGCCCCCACGTCGCGAGACATCCTCGGCTGGTTGTCCTTCGGGTTCGGCGTGGCCGCCCCTTCCAGACCAGCCATAGCCATAGCCATCTCGGTGTTGATGATTTCGCCCAGGTCGGGGATGTTCACCGCGTCACCGATCTTCGAGAACACCCGGCTCCAATCGACCCACGGGACTTGCGGCATCATCGGCGCCACCTGGGTCACCAACTGGAGCATATCCATCATGCGTTTCTGCTGGAGCGTCTCGGATGTGTGCTCCATCGAGTAGGGCTCGATCTCCAGGTCCAGGTCGTCGAACGATCCACCAGACCCTTCACCGTGGAAGCCTCCGTAGTACCACGGGTCGGGGATGCCCAGCGCGTTGCTGGCCTCCGGCCCGAGGGGGAAGACGACACGGTCGTCGTGGTAGAGATACCAGGCGACGCTCTTCAGGATCGACTGCACACCGTCGTGGAACTTCTGCACCAGGAAGGCCATTCGCAGATTGCTCGCGCGCTCGGCCACGGCGACCTCGGTAGCAGTACCACCAGTCACGTTGCCGCGCATGGCATCGTGGATGCCCGAGTTGCGGTCCAGTCGGTCGCGAGCCATCTGGATGTAGGACACCGACGTACCCGTGATGCCTCCCAGTTCAACCTCGACGATCTTGTCGCGCTCCAGGCCATTGACCGGAATCACGAACGAGTCCGGGGCGCTCTTCACCTTGTTGGGCAACTCCGCCTGGGTCGAGTCCACCAGGATCAGTTTCTTGTACCTGGCTGCACTCATGCTCGCAGCCCGGACGTGATCGTTCAGGTCTTCCACCTGCTGCTCCACGGCGACCAGGCAAGACAGAGGTGCGACCTCGTCGGGGACGGTGTATGAACCGAACATCGTGTACGGCCCCCACCTCGGCCCGTAGTACGGGCGTGGCTCGCGGATGAAGTCCGCCCTCTGCCCACCGTCGGCGCCCTGGCCCACGGCCAGCGTGAAGATGGTCCCGTGGAACCCTTCCTCCTCGCCAGGCTCGTCCTTGATCTGGTGTTCAGGCACCCAGATCTCGTACCCCACGACCTCGTGGCGGTCAGGCCCCTCGCGCTGGGCGCTGCGGATCTTGTCCAGGCCGGCGTTGTCAGACAGGCTCTCGATGACCTTCGCGTCCCAACCGTTGTCGTCATCCTCCTTGGCCTCGCGCAGCAAGTCCTCCTTGTCGCGCACCCATGTGTGACCCATGTACCTGGCGTCCTCGAGGCTCTCCGCGTAGGGGTCGAAGAAGAACCGCTTCTGGCTGATGCGATTGACCTGGGGCCACATGACCGGATCGTCGGTCTCTTGCAGGTCCGGCCTGGACTTCAGGCTGGTGACTGCCACGGACCAGTTGAAGGAGTAGTCCACGGCCAACTTCTCCAGCAAGCGGCGGAGCCTGGTGTCCTTGATCCACCTGTTCTGCGCCAACTCCATGGCCTCGGCCACCTTGTCCTGGGTGCCGGGACGGTTCGTACCGATCTTCACCCGAGGATTGCTGAACGACACGCGCGGGACCAGGAACGAGATCCACTCGTAGTAGTGGTTCTCGGGGTAGGTGTCTTCCGACCCGTGCCGGGAGTTGTAGGCGGCGCCGTGGTAACGCTCGACGGCAGACGACATCCCGGCGAGGTGCTTGTCGCGCAGTTCCTCTGCAGCGCGGACCTCCTCGAGGAGGGCCTTGGGTTCGACATTGAGTGCCATGGCCTAGCGCCTCTTGCCCTTCTTCTTGCCGACCTTCGACTTGGCCTTGGCGGCAGCCTTCATGCCGGCCTTCGTGTAGGGGTACTTCTTTCCTTGGACCTTGGGCATGACTGCTAGGCGCTCTCCGCCAGAACCTCGTTGTGTTTGAGAACAGACCCGAGCGTGTCGGGTTCGTACTTGGGCCGCGTGTCCTCCGGGGTGAGGTCTTTCCCCCAGGCGAACATGGTCGCGTACCGCATCGCATCGCACCCGTGATCCGCACAGGTCGGGTCGGGCCTCTCCTTGATCGGTCTTCCATCCACGGCCTGCATCCAGACGTATGACGAGACCTCTTCCTCGGTGCAGGTCGGGCGTGATTGCTCGAGCATCTCGGGGTCACGGCCAAAGCGCAGGGCGTCGCGCACCAGGTAGAGTCGCGGCTTGCCATCCTTGGAGTCGGACAAGCCAGACCGCACCTGGTCCAGGCCAGCGATCACATCCTTGTCGGCCTTGCGAGCGATGCGGAACGTGGACCGACCGCGAAGCACCCCGAGCCTGTCGTTCATCATCTCGATGGAGCGCGGCTCGGCGCTGTCGCAGATCACTCGGGCCAGGGTGTACTCCTCGTGGAACTCGCTCACCCGCTCGGCCCACCAGTCGATCTGCTTGCCGGCCTTGTAGACCTCGGCCACCCGGTAGAGGTTGTCGTCGTTGTCCACTCCCCAGATCTGGAGCACACCTGGGTTGCGGAAGCCCCAGTCGATGGCGCCGAAGTACCACTTCATGTGGGGTACATCCTTAGCGTCGATGAGGTGCCTCTCAGCGTCCCACTCAGCCCAGATCTGGCCCTCGGCGGACACCCACTTGCCGACATACAACCGCTCTCTGCGGACACCTGAGAGGCTCTCCAGGCGAGCGAGGTACTCGGGCGTGACGGTCGGGTTGTCCTTGTGCCTTGACAGCAGTCGGCGGATCTTCCCGGCGTTCGCGCGCTGGTTGAGCCAATGGAACTCCGAGTCTGGGTTGGTGTCCGCGATAGCCTGCTGCCAGGGCAACCGATGGTTCCGCAGCCTGGAGAGGAGCGCCTCCCACTCGGACTCGGTGATCTCGTTAGCCTCAAACACGCAGACCAGATCCCACTCGGTGGACATGATCCTCGAGGCGCGGTCCATGCCGCCGACGACGATGTGTGCGCCGTTGGGGTATGTGTAGGAGCGCCGCGTCTCGCGACTCGCCTCCCCCGTAATTGCCGGGTGACCTGACCAGAGCACCTTGTCCTCCCAGGTCACGAGCACGGACTCCGTGAGGGAGGAGCGCGTCTTGCGGACGAACAGCACCCTGGCGTTGGCGTAGGTCTCGCAGATCCAGTTCGCGTACTCGAGCACACCCCTGGTCTTGCCCGTGCCGGCAGGCCCCTCGATGAGCACCTCCGGGTCACGCGCGTAGAACAGGTCACGGGCTGCGCCCGCAGGCTCGTAGTCGAGAACGGTCGTGTTCACGCGCTGTCGTCCTCGTCGCCCCTGTAGTACACGGTCGTCAGGTCCAGGCCGGTGACCTCGACGGAATGCAGGGGCTCCTCGTCACAAGCGTGTGCGCCGCAGTTGATGCAGCGGATGTGCTCGAAGCCACGGGTCTCGGGGACCATGGACAACTGCTCATATCCACACGCCTGGCAGACAACGAAGTTGACCAGGACTCGACCGCCTTGAGCAACCGAGCGCGAGAGAGCCTTGCACGTCTTGCAGGAACTCATTGGGGGATTCCTTGGGGTTCGGTGTTGCTTGCTACTCATCACGGGAACTCAACATGGTGACCGCTCGCCGGATGATCGCTGTCAGGAGGCAGACGCCGCCCAGGGTGAGGCCGGCGACGAAGCCGACCAGGAGAGCCATGGACGCGCTCACTCTTCCGCCTCCTCGAGTTTGCTGCCGTCGATGATGATGCGCTTCTGGATCATCTCGCCCTCGTGCTGGAGGTGCTGCTTGACCGGGCCGTCCACGCGGTCGAGTACCACACGGATTGCCTCGATGGCCTGGCGCTCGCCCTTGGTTGCGTGGGAGATCAACTCCTGCACCAGGCGATCAGCCAGTCGGCCATCCTCTTCGTTCAGCAACTTCCGCAAGCGATTCGTCAGCGACAGCGTCCCCTTCGGCTTGCCCGATGGATTGCCAGACTGACCTGGCTTCCAGCGGTGAGGCTTGATGTTTTCTGGGTTAGGCATTGACTTGTTCTTTCGCTGAACTCCAGCGATCAGATTTGCTCGAGGACTTGGAAGAAGGACTCGCGCGCTTGCTCTTGAGTGGGAGGAGCCGGCGGACCCTGACCAGGGAATGGGATGCCCATCTGCGCCCTGGTTTGGAGCGGCCCTTGGATGCCCTCGGGCAGCGGGACATCGGTCTCACCCCAGGCTTTCTTCTCACCCAGGTAGGAGTCGAGAGCCTTGCTCCACTTACCCACGGCGACCTTGTGCTTGCGCGACTTGGACGACGCAACTAGCGAGCCGATGAACCCTCCGGTCCCCTGGGGCGGCTGACCTGTCCGCTCCTCATACGCCTGGGAGGTAGCGATGTAGCGTTGGTTCTCGCGCTCCATCTGATTCATGATGTCTGCTATCGCGGTCACCTAGATGAAGTCCTCATCCTCGTCCTCATCCGATGTGGCAGCGTGTCGTGCTGACCCACCGCATTGCCCGGTGTTCATGTAGGCGGTGAGTTCGCTGGCGGTGCGCGCTGGTCTCCCACAGGCTTGCCGGAATGCTTCCGCCCCCGAGGTGTCCATCATGCCGTACTTCTGCGACAGGGAGAGATTCTGCGGCTGGTTCGGACCCTTGAGGACATTCACGACCTGGTTGGCGACGCGCATCTTGTTCATGGCCCCACCGATCTGCGAGAAGACGCCGGGCGAGTAGGCTGCACGGGCTGCGAGTCC